GAAACATAAGTAAGTGTTGTTCCTGAAATAGAATACTTCGCAATTTCAAATTCATTTGCTGATGTGCCTCCGTCAAAGTTAAAGTAAAAATCAGTTCCATTACTTGTCATTACTGTAGTAATTTCAGTACCAAGTGCTTGTCCTGCGATTGTTATTAGTGTTCCTCCTAACGAAAGATCTGTAGCAGTATAGCGGTAGACACGAAGTTCTGTACCAGGACCATCAACTAAAAATGCGTACAAGTATGCACCAATAAGAGCATACCCACTTATATCGTTCGAGTCCGCCCAGTCTGTAGCGGTATTACGGAGCTGTGTATTACCTTGTGCATCTTGTAGTATCAAATTAGCACTCGTCCCACGGTATATAAGAGCTTCTCTGTCTGAGTACCCAGTTTGCCATGCAAATCCAGCAGGAATACCATCAGTGTTTGGCAATGAGAAAGTCATCGGTTTTCCACCTCCGCCTCCACCAGAGCCACCGCCACCAGCAAAGTTGTTCACTATAGTTTGGAATAGAGTATCTGAAGTCAAAAGAGTGACGAAATTACTGTCTCCTGCTAATACTGATTGAAAGTTTGAATCTCCTGCAAGAGTAGTAGTAAAATACGCATTTTGTACGAGTTCATCTACGAAGTTTGTACTGTTTGCAATTACAACTTCAAGGTTGTTTTCACTTATTACTTTTGCACGATTAGCGTCAGAAATATCTCCGACAATATGTAAATCGCCAGTAGCTAATGTTGTTAGTATATCGAGTCCACCTGCATTTTCATCTGATGAGTATGCCATAAATTATGATTTAGTTTGATTAGCCCATACAATGCCAGTAGTAGCATCTTGGATAATTAGTTTATAAGTATTATCTATTAAGAAGAAATTATCATCATCAATCTTAAAAAAGAAAGCTGGAGCAGGTTGGTTAGTCTTTGGTTGGTTATTCCATGTAGCTGTCATGTTAGTAAGAAGGTGTCTGATATGCTTTTAATGTCAAAATTTCATCTTTGTTTCTCTTGCTGTAAGCGTTAGCCAAGTCAAGTTCCCGTTTCATTATTTCAGCATTCAATACAGTGATTTTATCTGTTAGGTTGTTTGCAACAGAATAGTCATAACAAGCCTTTAATGAAATTAAGCGGTGTGCAAGGGTAATGAACCCTGGCTTCTTTGTTGTATCTGTAGTTGCAAAATAACTAGGTTCTCGTTGGTAGTAGACACGAAGACCTCCAGTCGAGTTATAACTAGAAGCTGGGTATATAAATAATGAAGTAGCTAGTTTGTCGTAGTAGATTGGGATACCGTCTGACTTTGCAAATTCATCTCGTGCTACTTTAATGTCTTTGAGGTCAATAGGGCGGAGTAAAAACCATGTCCCTTGTGCATCCATACATTCAACACGAGTGATTTTAAGATGTGATACAGAGAGAACATAATCCTTTTGAGACTGGACAAGGTCTGTTACACCAATAGGGTAATCAGTGTAGTTAGTATCATCAAAGTTCCATCGGTCATCAGAAGCTAGTATCGCAGAAGTAACAGAATCGAGAGCGCGATTAGAGAGAGCTGTAAATGTATTTAAAAGATTTGCGTTTCCTGTTATTTGTCCATAGTTAGCACCGAAAAGCCAGAACTCACAGTCCTGAAGTATCCCATCTTGTGTACTTGTGTTTGAAAATTCCATAAGAAAAACGAGGAAGCATTATGCCATCCTCGTCTCTCGATTGATGTATATATAAAGTATACTACGCTTCTATAACTGGCGCAACTTCTTCAACCAAGTTTTCCACAGGTGGAGGAAGTTTAGATTTTCTTTTCTCTTCAAGCCAGACTTGATGTTCATCAACAATTTTTACTTTGATTTGTTCTGCATCATCTGTATCAAGGTCAAGGTTTGCAAGGACTTCAAATTCTCCTAGCTTGCCGATAAATTCTACGTTTACAATTGGCTTCATTTTGTCAATCAACTTCTGACGTTCTACAAGCAACAAGTTGTGTTCCTTGTCTTTCTCTGTCATTAAGTCAATGATTTCTACGCGCTTTTTATCTACTGCATTCAAGTCTAAAAGCAACTGTTTAAGCTCATCATTTTTAATCATCTCAAAACGCTCTTTTTTTACTTCTTCCATAATGTTTTATATGCCTCTTTCCAAAGGTCTTTGTTATTACTAATATCGTACTTTTCAACTACATAGTTATATGCTTCTTCTCCCATAGTATCACGGAGTTCTTTATCTGCAATAAGCTTTTCAACAGATTCTTTCCACTCCTCTACAGTGTTTGCAATGAGCATGTGCTTTGCATCTTCTTCGCCTTGGTATGGTGATTTACCATCTTCAAATCCTTGTGCAACGACAGCGATTTTACACATAGACGCTTCAAGAAACTTTAGATTACTTTTACAACGGTTGAAATAAGAATCGTGTCTCGGTATAAGAGCTATATCTAACTTCAAATTGTTCAACATAAATGTATAGTCTTTTGTTTGAACAAATGGATGCCACTCTGGTTTGTATTTATTCCAAAACTCATATTCAGGATTATACATTTTTACCACGAGTTTATTGTCCTCTTGTTTTTCTGGGAGAGCGAATAGAACTAATTGCACGTCTTCTCTATCTTTCAAAGAATCTAGTAGTGGAATTATTGGCTCGTAATCTTGATTAGAAGCGACTGAACCGATTATACCTATTCGTACTTTTTCACCGTCATTCTTCTTTGGTCTGAACCAGTCCCGTTTGTCTATACAGTTTGGCAACACTACCACATTGTCACAGTAAGGTTTGTATTCTTCTGCTAGAAATTCTGTTGATACCGTAACCATGTCTGCCATCTTAGCAAATGCTTTTAAATTGTCGTCAAAGATTTGCAATTTATCTTCTAAGTCTTTCCGTAGTCTACCAAGCATAGAAGTAGGAACACCGCAGTCTTTGATGTAAGTGTCGTCATTATCCATCACAATCTTCTTCCCAGCTTTCTTTAATTCTACAGCTAGGTCGTATACTTTCTTATCCAAAGGTCTATGAAAGACAATTACATCTGCACTCTCAAGTCCTTTGACTATCTTTGCTGGCTCACGAGGTTTACGTTCAAGACTTGTTCTGTCACCATCCCACAAGTTTGCAAGCATTGGAATAAGACAACGAACGTAAAAACAGCTTTCATATACACCGCCCAAAAAATAAACTTTCATTATGCTTTTGGAGTTAGCCCTAACTTTCTTGCACGTTCAGCTTGCATTTGTTTGAATCTATCACTACCCCCTGTTTCGTTTCTACGACCTTGTGCATCTATAAACACCGTAGTCTTTACTAAATTTTTTGCTATTTTAACTTTTCCCATATATTTATATTAAGTTAATAGATTACTTTCACTTTGTATGCCCTAGCCAAAGTGAATAGATAGGGCATAAACAATCTACAGTACCTAGTTAGGCAGCTGTTGAGAGGATGACAACACCTGCGTTATCGCGGTTTTCTACTACACCGTAGAGAATATCTGCTGTTGTAACAGTTGAGAGATAGTCAGGGATATAGTTAGATTGAACGCGAATACCAGATGAACCAACCTTTGCGCCTTTAGAGCCACCGTAACCCAAAGGACTTGTAGCCCAGTGGATAGCGTCTTTGTGTGCCAAAAGGTTTCGGCGACCAACGGTCGTAGAAACGAATGGGACTTGGTTAGACGTATATACAGGGATACCGTACAAAAGGTAAGCAGGGGTCTTAGCTACTGGGTCTTGAACTGGAGCGTTGATAGCAAGAGAGAACTTGTCAATTGCTTGCAATTGTTTCCAGAACACGTTTGGGTGAAAGAAGAAGGCAACGTCTTTCTTGTTGTTGCCGATTCCAGGAACACAGTTCGTGTCAAGAGTAGCGATAGCGTTACGAATATCGGAGTCAAGAACTACAGTTGTAGAAGCACCTACTGCGGTTGAGAAACCAGAGAAAAGTGCTGCAATTGCAGCTTCAAGAGTTCGAGCAATTTCGTAGCCAGCATTCTCAGCACGCGCACGCATAGTTTCGTATGAGCGCATAACTTGAGCTGCTTCTTTGTCTTCAATTGCGAATGAGACTTCGAACCACTGGTCAACCGTAAGGTCAATAGTAGTATCTGCTGGAGAGTTGAGAGTTACTGCAAAGCCGTTTGCTTTAGCGTTTGCAGACATAGCAACTAATCCAGGTGTGTGGAGAATGTCTCCACCCATCATCAATTCTGATGAACGGTCTGTGAAAAATGGAGCGAAAACCAACTCACACTTAAAGTAGTTGTTGATTTTTTCTCCCCAAATTTCAGGAATGCTTGCTGCTAAATCAGCAGCTGTGAACGTATCGGTCTTTATTGTTATAGCTTGCCATAATCAAACTTTCTATGACACTTACAACACATTCTTACCCATTCTTGGTAATTTTCTTCATTGTAAGTATGTCCTATATTAGCCCAATTTATTTGTTTTGGTTTTAATCCAGAAATACCACAAACTGAACACTTGTCTGGCTTTCCTAGTAACTTACCAATTCTTTTATGAATTGCTCCGTAACTTTGTAAAAACTTCAGTCCTTTATTCCATGATGCAACTCCCTTTTTGAAAGCTGATTTTGGAATAATTTTCTGTTCGAGTTTCTTTTGTCGTATCTTCTCGATTGTCTCTTTAGAATGTTTTTTACCCTTTCTAGGAGACCAACCATTTGCGTATCTTTCTTTTATTATTTGCGACATACTTTTTTTCATATATCGTAATTGTATCAGAACAGATACTTTTAGCAAGTAGTATAGTCATTTCTGCTACACTCTGTGACTTCTTTTGTTATATCACAGAACGGACTATCGCATCACCAGATGGTGTCTACTCGTTTAGTCTCTCACGGTGCTTTCGCTTCCGCCTTGTTGCCTACTGTCTAGGGTTTCAAGTCAATTAGAGTAAATTTTATTTCCCCAAAATCTAGGGAAAGCCATAAATTTATAATGTTATTGGTTCATCCCAACACTTGAAAGCCAAGCCTTCTTGTGGTCTTCTTCTGACATCGCTCCAATGTCTACTGTCTTCTTCATTGCAGAACCTTTAGATGCACCCATAGTAGCCTTTTTAGACTTCTTATCTGCTTCCTGTTTTTCAAGGTAGGAGATAAATAATGGATGTTCTTTAGCTTCTTTTAAAGAAACATTAGCACCTCGCGATACGAGTTGAAGTTGCTCAAGGTCATCTTCCGAATATCCCTGTGCAATCAAGAGTGCTTCGTCTCTAGTAAGTTGAGACGAGTTAGTAATACTCTTTTTTTCAGGAGAAGTTTCCTGTTGAACGTGAGATTCACGTTCCTTTCTACGCTTGATGATTTCAACAAGTTTCGCATTCTCTGAACGGAGTTTACGAAGTTCCTCATCGTTATCATTGCCTTCTCCAGCGTCAGTGTGTTCAGCACTTTCTTCTGTACTAAGGACTTCCTCGTTTGTTTGGTCAATGTCGAGAACATTGTCTTCTGTGGTGTTATCCATAGATTTATCGCTGTTTATGGTCAGTTAGCGTTCTGGTTATTTATAGTTAGCTTTTGGTCGGAGCTATAACCGTCACTCGTTCTCATTTATAAAAGTTGTCTTGGTGTTTCCTGATGCTTTTGCAATCATGTTTGTAAAACAAGAATCAATCACTTCTTTTGCTTCTGCATAACCTGTGATGTCTTGTTTGTTGAAAGCAAGAGAGAGTATTCGTTCGCTCAGATAATTGTGCATGTATTCCTTCACATCTGCGATAGTCGCTTGGTCTTTTGCAAATAGATATACTCGTTCGTTTAGTTCCATGTTATGCAGTAGGTGTTACTTCTGGTGTCATTTGTTGTATTTGTGGCATCTGTGCTTGTTCTTTCTGTACGCCGATTCCAAGAGATAACGGAGATATACCAGAGCCAGACACTTCAAGTATTTTAGCGAATACTTGTGAGAGTGTTGGGTCAGTGAGTACTTGTGGAGCTTTTGCAACCGTCATCAGCACATTGTTAAGAGACTCAAGAATGACTGCTTTGTTCTTTTGTTCACCAGTCGTGATGATGGTTACTTTTGGTTTCCAGTTTTTATAAAATCCTTTTGGAACATCTAGGAATCGGATGTTTTTAGACTGCATTAACATCTCTTTATAACCTTGTACTAATTTATCGTAGTCTTCTGCGTATACAGGTTTGCCAGAAAGAATTATATTCATTACTTCTTCATTTGCTCGGAAGTTTGCGTATGAGGCATCTATTCCTTTGAGTTCTTCTGGTGTAAATTCAGCAGATAGGATATGTTTCTTGTTAAATTTCTTTAATAGATAAGGGATTACCCAATCAGTGAAGATTTCAACTAGGAAGATTCCCATTTCTTCACGTCTATAATCAAACATAGAGGTTGCTTCTTGGTTTAAGATTGCGGTCGTTCGATAAGGAGTATTAGATGGCATGGTCTCACCAGATATAGCAGCGAAAGTACTTGATGTACGTTCAATTTGAGTATCCCAGCTTTGAATCAAGCGACTAAACTCTGGCAACGCATTAGTAATTGTGTTTGCAATAGAAAATTCTGTTCCTTGAGAGCGTTTGATGATTTGCCCGTTGTCTACTTCAGAAAGAATGTTGTTTTGAATGTTAGGGTCTGTCGAAGTGAACACAACCTTTGAGCCAAGTTCCATAGCTTCCTTTTCTTTGATGACTGCATCATTAGTCCACATCTGGGCTTCAAAACCATCTTCAATAATTCCTCTACCAAGTCTGCCTGCTACTTGTTCCCAAGCGAGATATTTGTAATTAGTTTCTTCTTTAAAAGAGTGATACAAGATTGTAGATTCCTTTGCTCTTCCTTTGAATGTAATAAAAAAACATTGTTGTTTATATTTGTATTCATCTCCACCTTCAGGACTGTAAGATTCAGGAAATGAACCATGTACTTCATATACTTCAAGACGACCGTCTTTACATTTGTTTGCCATGTCCATAGCGTCTTTCACGTTGTCCCAGACATCAGATTTTTCTGACAAGTCTTCTGCTGTCATAAAATGCTTTTCAATAACAAGGTCAGTAGGGTTGATTGGGTCTACGATAACATTACGCCAATCGACAACTTCAATTTCCATTTCTTCTTCCTCGTATTGTTCAATACATTTCTTCACTAATACACCACCGTATTTAGCACGAGTGTATCCCATTTCATTAAGAGACTTTGCGAAATCTTCTGTCTTCATCCAGTTGTAAACTTCCTTTTGGAGAATGAACGAAGTACCCATGAATTGAGGTTCATCGGCTACGATTTGAATATCTTTCGTATCAATGTCAGTCGCACGAGTAGCGATATTCACACGATAGTTAAGGATGTTATAGAAAGGTTTTAATTTTCCTCGCTTGTCTTTTTGACCAGACATGTACTTTGAATTTGAAACAAATTCAATTTTACGAATGTTATCCCAAGCATTAAAATCCAATCCTTCTACGATTGTTACATAAGAGCGTTCCCATGCGTCTATTTTATTTTTTACTAATTTTGTGATGTCCATATAAAAAGGGAAGTACCTTGTTAGGCACTCCCCGTCTCTCGGTCGAGTTATTTATTAAATTACTTGTGTGTTAAAACTATTTTCTGTGATTTGTGTACTAGGTATGAATCGTACTTACCATTCTGGTCTGCTGTTATTTCTATTTTACAGTATGGAGGTAAAGTACGCAATAGCTCCACAATGGACTTTTCCACAGGTGTCAATTCTAGGTTAAACATTTTCGTCTCTTGAATTATTCATTCTAGTAATAGCTGTTTGAATAGCTCTTGACCTATCAAACATTCCTGTTGGTTGTTGCATGAAAAGTACATATCTAGTTGCATCTAAAATGTGGTCGTTCTCTTTCACTGGTTCTTCTGGTTCGTTACTTCCTGCACGTTTTTCCTTGTATTGATAGTTCTCCATTTCCCAGATTAAGTTCTTGCAAGATTCATGTATAAAAAATTGCTTATTGCGTAGAAGGTTTCTGACACTATCAATTCCTTTCTTTACGTCTTTATTTACTTCCCGACAGTTCAAACCAGAGTTTCTCATCTCTTGTATTCTGTCAGGTTCTGCTGGGTCTGGATAGTACGCAGTGACATCAAGTGTCTTTGCATATTCTATCACTTCTGCATTTACTTTTCCTGTCTTATACCATTCAGCAACCGCCCAATAGACACTGTCGTTTGTTTTATGTATCTCTACGATAGCTGTTGGGTTTGTGAATCCAAAGTCTATACCAGCGTATCGTTCGATAACATTCTTTGGTAGTTCTTTCCTAACGTGGATATTGCGGTCAAACTCTTTATAAACCAGTCCTTCCATTTTACGGAAGTCTGCCATGTATTCTTGAGCAAATGAATCAACACTTATTGTTTTTTTGATGCGTTCTAATTCTTCTGGTGCATTGAATTGGTTATCATAGGAAGTAGCATGAGAATACCACCAACCTTCTGTTGTTCTTGATAGTTCTGCAAGTTTATAAAAATCATTGAAACCGTTTGGTGTACTCCCGAATACCGCTCGTCCTTTTGAAGTAAGTAACGTAGGTTCTAATACCTTCTGCCAGTATTCCAAGAACATGCGACAGAAGGCTACTTCGTCAGCTAAAATTAAATCGTTCTCTGTTCCTCGTCCTTTACCAGATTGGTATACAGATTCCCAACCTTTAAGTGAGATTGTTGATTCTCCGCCAAGTAGATTCTTTACGGTGATTTCAAGTAATGTTTCATTCTTTCTAATTGCACAGTCTCCTAGTACTTCTAAGAAAATATCCCATGCAATGTCTCTAGCGTCTCCGAAGGTCTGTGCATAGTAAGTTATCTTTGCTTTGTCTATAGTAAGAGCTGTTCCTAGTGCTTCGTAGGCGAACACAGTAGTCTTCCCAGAACGTCTTCCCCAGTTCAATACTTTGAATCGGGACTTATTCTGTATTACTTCTGATTGTTTCTTCGTTAGTTGCATGTATGTTAAATGCTTCTGCTACTTCCTTTGGAATTGAAATCTTTATCGGCTGACCGTTCTTGCCTGAAAGTTCTGTCGGTTGTACTGGTTTACCGTGTATCCTATCCATAGCATCACGGTAAAAAGAGTAATCACCGTCTTTAGCACGTTTATATCCTACTTTTACTAATTCTAACTCTACTTCGTCAGCAGTAATATCATTAGCCTCGGCTATTTTATCAATCATCTTATACCACTTGGTAGCAAATGACTCAGTTCCTTTAGGTTTACCAT